ATAAGTTCTATCGTTGATAACAAATTCCCCGTTATCGTTCCATTGTTTGATTTGTTCTAAGCTTTGATTTTGTTCTTCTATTGTCATTTTATTCCTTTAATTTAATTTAAAACATATTAGCATTTAAGCCAGTAACACCTTTTTTATAGATAGGCTCTAAGGCGTATCTAATAGCGTCAACATGATGATTATATTTATCCACTATTTGATTAGTAACTTGACCCGATTTAGCATCAACTTTAAATTTATAATTACCAAATTCAAAGATAGTATTGATACACCTTTTATGAATAACTATTTTATCAAAACTTCGCATAAACTCAATACCATCTTCAATACTTCCTTTACCTTTTACAGCTCCAACAACTTTAAAACCCTCGCCTTTTAAATGCGAGATTGTTTCAGGTCTAGCACTATCAGCATTTACTTTATGTTTTCTGATATTAGGCATTTTATCCCATAAGCTAGGTAATTGTTTTAAATCTGTTGATGTGTTCTTTTGTTCTTCGCTATAAGGTCTATCGTTAATCTCATAATCAAGAAATAAGCAATTATTCATATCTTTATATTTTCCAATGTATGCACGATTTACTGTATTAGGGTCTTGACTAAATCCCCAGTCTGCACCATAATAAAAGTGAATATTATCAGGAGTATCAAATTCATCAATCAACCATTTATTATTAAAGATTAATTCACTTGTATTCTTTTTAAGTTGTCCCTCCCAAATATGCAAATACAAATCAGGGTCATTTATAGCCATTGTATCTTTTTGCTTTTCAAGTTCTTTTGGAAAATATTTATTATCATTCCAGTTTACTTTTATTACAATTGCATTATCAGGACTGTTAATAACAAAGTTACTATAAATTACATCGTTTTCATATCGTGGATTAAAACTAATCCATATCTCACTATTAGGCTTTCTTATTGTTGGGTCTAGTATTTGCCAAGATAAAGCAGATATACTTTCTCCCTCTTCAATCCAAGCAATATCTACACCCTCAAAAGATTTGATTTTAGATAGATTAGAATATAAACCTTTAAATAAAAATTCACTTCCGTTTTCGTGCTTAATAGAATCATTTTGAACCGTGAAGCCTTGAAGCTCTAATAAGTCTATCTGGTCTTTCAAAAGCTTATGAACTGAATCTTTGATTGAGTCTTGAATTTCCCTTAAGCATAAAACTCTTATAGGTTTTTCCATGGCTTTTAATAAAAGTATTCTTGCAATGGTCCAAGATTTAGAACTACCACGACCACCATAAGCAACCTTGTACCTCATCGGAATAGTTGCAAATGGTTTTAGTTTAGCGTTTAAGGATATTTTCATTCCCACTCTACTGATAGATTACTTTGAACTGCATTAGTATTAGAAATATTAACCTGACTGTTTGCGTGTCTTTGATTTACGCCTAGGGTTATTGATGCTTTGTCGATTGAATCAACTATATGTTTCATATCTTGTGCATCTTCAGTCATATCAATTAATGAATCTAATTTCTTTAAAGCTTTTTCACTTGCATTGAATACTAGATTTTGTCTTCTTAGTTGTTCGTTTACAATCTCATTATGAACTTCAAGTGCTGTTTCTTTTAGTGTTTCTTTTTTTATAGCAACTTCGATTGCTTGGGAAATTAGTTGTTTCTTTTCGTTTCCTTTTTCCCAATTCTCTATTTTTGATTTTTTACTTATCTGTGCTTTTGATATTTCAGTTCTTAATACTATTTCAGATAATGATAATCCAGCTTCAAAATATTCTTTAGCCTTATTCCATTTATCTTGACTAATTGCCATATCAAGCCTTACTTATACCCAAAATTTAAACAAGTATCTTTAATCTTTTTCCCGTCACCATCTAAGTAATTAATAATCTCTTTTTGTATCTTTTCATCTTTACATTCTTGTTTTGCTCTAATCGCTTTAGTTATTGTAAAATCATTACTAGAACAAATATTAATATCACCACCATTATATTTTATAAAATCGTAAGTGGTATTTTTATTTTTAACAAATGAATTATACTCATACTCGCAACTTGCAAATAAACCAGTTGTTATCAACCCTAGTATTAAAATCTTTTTCATTCTCTTAACCTCTCTTTTTTCTTTAATCAAATTATAGCAAATTAAAATAAATTGAACATTAAAAAAGCAACCCTCTAAAAGAAAGTTGCTTAATACTAAAATAATCTTAATCAATAAAAGGGAAGTATAACTATTTAAACTTAAATTTATATTTAATTATGTATAATTCTTGAAAGCTTTTTATAAAGTAGGTTTTTCGTCCAGACTCTCCTACTTTATAAAGGGCTTAGCCGAGTAAAAGAGTCTGGACAACTTCTTAAATACTCCCCTTAATTTTTCATTGTCTGAAAGTAGTTTATGAGTAAATTTATACAAACTCAATGTGGTTCTTTAGTTAATGTTGATTCAATTTCAAGCATCCAACAAGATAAAAAAAATGTGAAAGATAGTTTGGTATTAATCAAATTTATTATAACAGACAATAATAATCAAGAATTTGTTTATAATAGTTCATACTTTGATTATTCTATTCAACAAGATGAAAAATATGTAAGTGAAGATTCATTTTGTACTTTTACACTTTATGAAATTGTAAACTTTATAAATAGTAATATAGATTATGTATTGAATTCAAATGTAAATTATAATTTAAAACCAAGAAAAAATTGGAATTTATTAATTAAAAAGGCTACAAAAAAATGAATTGGGAGCTTCAAAAATTAGCAAATAATATTAAGTTTGATGATATATCAAAAGAAATAGACTATCAAACATCTAAAAAAACACTTGATACTCTGATAATGTACTGCGATGAAGAAAATTGTAGTACATTTGTTAGTATGGAACAAATTAAGCAACAAATTAGATGCAATTCCATGCAAACTGTTTATAATCATTTTGAAAAATTACAAGACTTAGGGATTTTAGAAGTATATAAAAAAGGTAAATTTATGATGAAAAAGATTAATATTAATCCTTCTAATCTATCTTCTAATCTATCTTCTAATCTATCTTCTAATCTATCTTCTAATCTATCTTCTAGCCCAATAGAAGCTAAGGTAAGAGAAGAGAAGGTAAGAGAAGATAAAGGCGTTTTTTGCGAATCTAAAGATTCACTTATTGTTGAGCCTACTTCTGAACCTGACCAACAAATAATAGATGAAGTTTTTAACTATTGTTGGGATATTCATAGCAACAGACTAAAACAATTGACAACTAAAGATGGTAACCCTAGAAAAAATGGAAATAAAGGGAAAACAAAACAAAGATTTGTTTCGCTTTTAAAAAAATACAGTATGTTAGTTTTATCAGTATATGTAAAAAATTCTACTTTTCAAACTCATCCTAAAGAATTTATAAATTTAATAGGTAGAGACATAGATAAATGTTTACTAGATGGATTAAGTAATATAGAAGATGACCAATTGGAAGAAATGCTTGACAAGAACTATGATAAAAAATCTTTTTTATATATCATAGAACAAATAGAAGAACAAATATAAAGGTTTATAATGCAATTTACAAAAGAAAAAATAGATTTAGCACTTGAAAAACATAGTGCATATAGTGAAGCTGTAAAACAAATAAGAGATGGTGAGAAGATTTTAGGAACTAAAAACCAAAATTTAGAAAAAATATTAAAAGAACAACAAGAAGTTCAAAATTATTTAAAAGCTTATTTTGGAACATTAAAAGATGGTACTAAAAATGCTGTAACAACTGCCACGGAAATATTACAAAGAAGAACTTATAGATTAAACCAACTTGAAGAAGATGGAAATACTAAGCTGGTAAAATTGGTTAATTTGGGGATTAAATTTCTACATGAACAATTTAATAATGATAATTTATTCCCTCTTGATACATTTTTTACATTAGTAGCTGGTTCTGGAATTGGAAAATCAGACTATTTTTATAGAATGACTAATTCTTTTTTAATGCAAGGTTTTAAAGTATTAATTTGTAGTTTTGAGTTTGGAGAGGGTAGATTAGCAGATTTAATTGCACCAAAAGAAGATGGTGGAAAAGATAGAATGAGAGAATCTAGATTAGCTGGAAAATTTGATAATTTAATTGTAAATTATGGTGCTAGAGATTTAGAATCTTTAGAGTATATGATTGATGAAGCTCATCATAATGGTGTTGAAGTTATTTTAATAGATAGTTTTGGTGAAATAGAAAGACAAGAAAGTGAATATATTTTGCAACAAAAAATTTCTATAATGTTAAATTCAAAAAAAAATGATTATGGAATATTCATAGGTTTAATAGCTCAAGTTGGAAATAATGAAGTAGATGGAGAATATAAAATAAGAGGTGGAAATGACTTAATTTATAAACCTGATTTATCTATTCACATTAAAAAAACAAGTGCAGAGGATACATCAGGGGATAGAATAGTCCATTTATTTAAAAATAGAGAAACTGATTTTAATGGTAAAACAATAGTTACTAAATATAATTTTGAAACACGAGAACCAGAATATAAATGCGAATTTATAGGATTAGATAGTAGTACTGGACAACCTATAAGAGATTTACCTAAAATGAGGTTAAAAAAGAAATGAATTTAACAATCTCTAACCATTCAAACATAAAAAATACAAGTGGATATAAGCACTATAACGATTTAGAATTTGGGGATTTAGAAGAGGTTGTAAAAAGTGGTTTTCACTATGTAGCTTGTAAATTAAAAAATGAAATAAGAAACGATAATAATTTTGATGGATTTGTTGATTTGTTGATTTTAGATATAGATAGTGATTGTAATATAGAACAAGCAAAACAAATATTTTCTAAATTTGAATTTTTTTTAATAACAACTAAAAGCCATCAAAAAGATAAAAATGGTTTAATATGCGATAGATTTAGAGTATTTATTCCATTGGAAAAAACAGTATTTATAAAAGAACAAATGGAACAAATATATAATGATATTTTATTGATTTTTCCTTTTCTTGATTCAGCTTGTAAAAATGTTTCAAGACTATTTTATTCAAGTCCAAAAGATGCTTATGTTTATTATAATGCTGGTTTTAGATATAAAGTTAGAACTTTATCATTTTATAAAACTTACTTTGAAGCTCAAAAAGTAGAAAAAGAGTTAGTAACTTATAGAGATGATATTTTTATTTTTGATTTTCTAAAAAATTGTTGGATTAATAAGTTTGGTGAAGTTTTAGATAAAGAAGAAAAAGAAATAACAGATGAAGAATATTATTTAAAAGGAGCCAAAAGCTTATTAGATAAAGAGTTTTATAAAGGAAATAGAAATAATGCACTTCATTTAACTATATGTATGCTTTTAAATGATGGTTTAGATAGTCAAACTGTTTTAGATTTTATAACTATTGAAAATGACTTGAGAGGTGGTGTAAAATTTAATGAATTAATGGCTGTTTATAGAAGTGCATTAAAAACTACTGGAAAAAATTAATTATACTAAATTTATAATAAGTTATAAGCTTTTTATAAGTTTAATTATGTAATAATTCAATATATCAAAAGAGAGGGAGAAATGAAAACAAGTGAAAGTATAGAAAATTTAACAAAAGCTTTGAGTAAATCACACAAAGAGTTAAAAAGTTTTACAGTCGATAAAGAGGGTTATAATTTTAAATATCTTACTTTGTCTAAAATTTATGAGGTTGCTTTACCAGTTTTAAGTTCTAATGGTTTAGCATTAACAAGTAGTTCATCTGTTTTTGTTAGAGATGCTTTACCATGGGTTAAAGTTATAACTACTCTATGTTTTGGAAATGAATTTATAAAAAATGAATTATGTTTTCCATTAATAGAACCAACAAAAAAAACTGATTCAGATGTAATGATGTTAGGAAGTACAATTTCATATCTTACAAGATACAATGTACAATCATTACTTTCAATTGCTGGAAGTGATAAAGATGCAGAACAAATGCAAATAGAAAATATAAATCAATAAAAAAAGGATATAAAATGGCATGGATTAAACGAGAAGAAGAAATAGTAGTAGTTGAAGAGTTATCAAGTGGTAGTGATAGGATTCAAGAATCAAATGCTTACGAAGTTACAATTACTGGTGCTAGATTATCAGAAAGCCAACAAAAAGATTCTAAAAGTTTATCTTTAGTTATTGATGTAGCTAATGAAAATGGAGAAACTGCAAGAGAATATTTTACAATTTTAGGTAAAGATGGAAATACTTATTTTATAGACAAAAGAAATAATGTTAAAAAACAACACATCGGATTGACTATTGTTAATAGTTTATTTCAATTAGTTTTAGATAAAGAGATTTTTGATATTGAACCTAAAGAAGTAGAATATAAAATTTATAACAAAGAAACTGAAGAACTTGAAGATGTAAAAGGTGATGGATTTCCTGATTTAATTGGTAAAAGTGTTGGAGCTTGTATTCAAATTGAAAGAATTATTGAGGGTGCAGATAGTAAAGAGTCGCCAAGAATTGAACATTTCTTTAATGTTGAAACTGGTTTATTTAATAAAGAAGAACCTAAAGAGGGTGCTAAAACTAAATTAGATAAATGGTTAGATAAGAAAAAAGAATTTAAAGAAATTATTAAAGAAGTAAAAGAAAGAACTAATTTTGGTGGAAAAAAAGAAACTACTGAGGCAAGTAGTGAAGAACCAAAAAAGAGTAAATGGGGTAGATAATGAAAAATAACTTAGATGATTTAATAGCTAGTTGTGGAATAGGCAACCGACTATCTAAAGAAGATGATAAGTTATATTTTCATATGTTTGTAATCAGCAAAAATAGCAAAAAAGTATATTTTTGTGGTGATTACTGGCACGAAGATATTTGTAATATAGTAGAATCAACTGATTTTATATTTGTTTTTGATGAGTTTATAAAAATTTTTGATACACAAAAATCAAGAGATAATATATTAGCAAGTCTATTATTTTAAAGGTAAAAAATGAAATTAAGTGAATGGGTAAGTCATTTTGAAAAAATGGATAAGGAAGATAGTCAAGGTAAAAGAGTATTAACCGAAGACCAGGCAACAATTTTTAGAGATGTAATAGCTAATTATAAAAATAGAAAATATGCTTTATTAGATGCTAGAAGTGGAAGCGGTAAAACTACATTAATAAGAGCTTTACAAAATTATTGCAACCAAAATGATATAAGTTTAGCAGTAACAGCATCAACTGGAAAAGCTGCAAGTTCTTTAGGTGGGAAAACTATACATAGTTTCTTAGGTTTAAAAATGGAAGCTAATGATAACGCTGAAAAGGTGGAAGATGCTTTACAATTAACAGTTAAAGAAAATACAGATAGTTTAATTCCTGATATTTTAATTATTGATGAAGCATCTATGATAGGAGAAAAATTATTAAGTGCTATTAAAAAATTTAACTTCCCATTTGTTTTTTTTGTTATGGATAGTGAACAATTACCACCAGTTAAAGAAAAAAAAGTTGAATGGGATAAATTTGTAGATTTAAAATACACACTAACTAAAACTTTAAGAGCAAAAGATGAAGCTATGATAAAGTTATTTGATGATTTTAAATCGTACAAAGAGGGTAATTTATCAAACTTTAATTTAGATGATCATGTTAATAATAGAAATATAGTAAAAATAGGCTGGAATGATTGTAATTATATTCCAAGAAATAGTCAATGTACAGCAGTTGGATATAGAAATGCCTTAGTTGAATATTTGGTTAATAATTTAACTCAAGATGGACACAATCTATATTGTTTAAATAGTGGAATAGTTGAAACTAGAATGGTAGTTGAGGAAGATAATCAAGGTAATCCAAAACTTAATTCAAATGGATATTATGCTAGAAAATTTCAAGATGTACCTATTTTTTATAATGGTGAAGATGTAAAAATAGATTTATTGCAAAATGAAACAAGAATGTTAGCTAAGTTTGGTTTTTGTAAATATAAAGGATATTCAATATCTATGAACTCTAAAAAAAATGGATTAACTGTATCAGCCCATGAAAGTTGTGTTAATGGTTTTTCAGCAAAAGAACCTATTGAAGATAAAATTTATATAAGTTTTCCACCTGAAGATGTATTGGAACATACTACCTTAGCTTGTGTAAATGATAAACATTTTATATTACTTTGGGATAATTCAGAAGATGAATTTGCAAAAGCAATTCAAGATAAATTTATGGCTTTACTACCAAGGCTGAGAGTATTAAAAACTATTAAAAATTGGTATAAAAAATTCGATAGTTTAACTATTCAAAGTTTAGATGGCGAGATTGAATATGCTTTAAAACAAAATAAAACTTTTAAAGATTTTATGGTTTGGTTTTCAGGGCATTGGGAAAGTATAGAAAGAAAAAAAAGATGGGGCGATTTTTTATCTACTAATAAAATTGTAAGTGCTAGAAAAACAACTGCAAGAACAATCCACAAGGCACAAGGTCTTTCAATACCATGCGTTATAGTTACTGATTATAGTTTTTATGGAGCAAGTTTATCAGCTCAATATGTGGCATTAACAAGAGGAAAATATGGTTTGATTTTAGTTGAAAATACACCAGATGAATGGAAAAACAAAGATAAGGATATAGAGAATGAAGAATACGAAGAAAGATACTGATTTTACAATTATTAGTATAAGTGTAGATTCACAAAAGAAAATTAAACAATTAGCTAAAAAAGAAAAAAGAACAATTAGAGCTATGTTTGATATTTTATTAGAAAATTATGAAAAGGAAAACAAATGACAACTTTTGAGATAAAAGATAGTTTTAGAAAATTAGAAGAGATGATGAATGAATTTGACCAAGAAACGGGAGAGTTCATTTATTCAACAGAAAGCTTATCACATTTTGTAAAAGAATTAGAAGAAAAAAGAGAATTAAAGCTTAATAATATTGAAGATTTAAAAAGAGAATATAAAAGTAGAAACGATTCTTTAGATGTTAAAATTAAATCTTTACAAGCTAGAAAAAAACAAAATGAAACTCAAATAAATAATCTTAAATTTTTCCAAGAGGTTTTATTAAATGGTGAAAAGTTAAAAACAGATGAATATACTTTTTATTATACAAATAGTGAAAGTATAATAGTTCCTGAAAAAATAGATGAAAGTTTAGAAAAATTTACTAAAAAAACTATTGAATGGGATAAAACAAAAATTAAAGATGCAATTAAATTAGGTGAAGATTTAAGTTCTTTTGGAATAGGAATACAAAAAAATCTAGTTTTAGCAGTTAGATGAAGCAATCGAAATATAAAAATATTAAAGTAACTAGAAAACTATTAAATGGTGATTTAGTTACTTTTGATAGTAAAAAAGAAGCTAAAAGGTTTGATGAGCTTTTATTATTAGCAAAACAAGGGATTATTAAAAATTTAACATTACAGCCTGAATTTGAAATAATCCCAACTGTTAGATGGAATAAAAAAACATTATGCAAAATTAAATATATTGCAGATTTTAAATATGAACAAAATGAAAATATTGTAGTTGAAGATGTGAAAGGTTTTAAAACTGATGTTTATCAATTAAAAAAAAGATTGTTTTTATTACAAAATCCAACTCTAGATTTTAGAGAAATTTGAACAATATTTAAAACAATTTTAAAATTTAAGCATTATTTAATAAATAAGTATATATAATTACATTTATAAAGAGGTTGTAAAACTTCTTTATAGGTTCTTTATAAACTAAATGTTGATTAACTAAAGTGTAAGTAAGTCTATGTGAAAAGTTTACTTCTTATGCTTTAGTTAGTTTACTAAAAGAGGAGAAAAAGAGAATGAATAAACTACTAATTGGAATAGCTCAAAGATTAGTTCATAAAGCTATTGAGGTTAATACTGAGGTGTATAATGTAAAAGTGGCTGTATTAATGATAGGTAACGTAAATAGTGTCATAGTTACTATTTTTAATGAAGTAAGCGACAATAAAAGCTTTTGGTTTTATGGAGATTGTCCAAGAGATGAAAGCCACATAAGTCAATTTAGATGTATTTTAAGAAAAATTAGAAAGAGGGTGTTATGAAAATTATAATCAAAGACAAAAACAATCAAGTAATAAAGGTATATGAAAATATAACAAATTGTATTCAAGTTGGCGTAATAGCTAGTAAACACGATTTTTGGGAATATGGAGTTTAATATGTATAAAATTGGAGATAAGTTAAAATGTGGTTTTGATATTAGTGGAACATGTAAATTTACAGCTAATGAAATTTATGAAATAGCAACTCAAAGACAGCAAGATAAACAGTATTTAATTTTTGATGATAACAATGAAGCTGCTTATTTTGATGAAGATGAATTAGGTTATTTTGAAAAAGTTGATAATAAATCAAATAAAGTTAAAAATCCAAATTCAAAACATTATGAACTGTGGCACGATTTAGAAGCAATAGATGTAATTAAAACTTTATTAAACGAAGATGAATATGTAGGTTTCTTAAAAGGTAATATTTTAAAATACCAATTAAGATTAGGCAAAAAAGACAATGTTGAAAAAGAAATGGAAAAGATAAGAGATTATCAAAATGAATTAAATATGATATTAATTGGAGATAAATAAAATGACTGAAAAAGATTATTTAGAAAAAGCAAAAAGAACGCTTAGTACAAAAGAAGATTTAATTGAGCATATGGCTTACGGATTAGTTACAGAATCAGGTGAGATATTAGATGCTTTAAAAAAACATAAGTTTTATAAAAGAGATTTGAATGTTCAAAACTTAAAAGAAGAGTTGGGTGATCTAATGTGGTATATGTATCAAATGCTAGAAGCTCTTGATTATGCTCCTGAAGATTGTAGAAGAGATAATACTTGGAAGTTACTAAAAAGATATCCTGATAAGTTTGAAGATGTAGTTGTAAGAGATGTTAAAAAAGAATTGGAGCATATATAATGATTAAGGTAGATTTAAAAACCGAGCGTTCAACGCAACAATGGCAAGTCCTTCTTGATACAGTTAAAAGAAATGATGATAGTGTTTTAACCAAAATTGAACAACAATTTTATGTAAACGAAATTAGTTATAAATTAGGAATTAAAAATAAAAATATTGAAATTCTCAAAGATATTCAGGATGGAATGCCAGACTATTCAGACATATTTTAATATTTATTTAATAAATAGTTAGATATAATTCAGTAAGACCAATAAAATGGCAAGGCTAAAGGCAACTTTAAAAGCAGTTGCACCCTTTATATCTACATAAAGGTAAATAATCAAAATGAATTAATATTGTTAGAAGATTTAGGAAATTTATATCCTAAAGAAAATTCAAAGCAAAAAAGACATTATGGTCTTTATAAATGTTTTTGTGGAAATGAATTTAAATCACAAATATCAAGTATAAAAAGAAACAATGCCACAAGTTGTGGTTGCTATAATAAATCATTAATTACTAAACATGGATTATATAATCATAAGCTATATCATGCTTGGACAAATATAATACAAAGATGTTTAAATAAAAACAATAAAGCTTATATTGATTATGGGAATAGAGGAATAACTATATGTAATGAATGGCTTAATGATTTTATGGCTTTTTATAATTGGGCTTTAGAGAATGGATATCAAAATGATTTATCAATAGATAGAATCGATGTAAATGGTAATTATGAGCCTTTAAATTGCAGATGGGCTACTAAAACAACTCAAATGAGAAATACAAGAAAAATAATAGCTTCAAATAAGACTGGATATAGGGGTGTTTCTTTTTATAAGTCTAGAAATAAATATAGAGCTTATATAGGACTTAATTATAGTTTTAAGCATTTAGGTTATTTCGATACAGCTTTAGAAAGTGCTTTAGCATATGACAAGTATGTTATAGATAACAACTTGGAACATACAAGGAATTTTAAATGAAAACAAAAGACATATTAATAGTAGGTTTACTATTCAGTTTATTAATTGTTGGAGCTAATAATATCTACAACAATCATAGAATATATAAGCTTCAACTGGAAGTTTTAGACACTAAAAAACAAGCTATTGAAATATACTATGAAAACAAAGAATATATTTCAATATTGCAAGAATCAAGAGAATCTTTAAATTATGAGATTGATTTATTAAATAGTGAATTAAAGCAATATAAAGCGTTAGAAAAGCTTAAAAAGGATTTACGGCTCGATAGAGAATAAACCTCTTGTAATAGCCTTAGCGTTCACAGAAAGCAGTCTTAACTATAAAGTAAAACATAATAGAGATATAGCTCAAGGTATTTGTGGAGTTGTACCAAAATTTCATAAAGAATTGTTAGAAGAAAACAATGTAAAACTAAATAGCTTAAAAGCGTGTGAGGTTGTTTATAACTATTATTTAGAACTAAACAACGGAAATAAAATCAATGCACTTAAAAATTATAAGGGTATTGAATCAAAAGATAATATGTATTTAGTTTATAAAGTTTTAGAAATAGAGGAGAAATTAAAATGAAATATTCTTTAATAGTTGCAAATATTTTATTTAAAGTAAACACAAAAGATAATTATAGTTTTACACTTAGCTCAGTAATAAATGAATATGTAAATAAAATAGTAAAGGAAAAATTAAAATGACATTTAAAAAATGGTACACATTAAATCAAGATAAGTTACAAGAACAGTATGAAGAGTATGATGAAGTTGAAGGCATTTTTACACCTATGACTTTTGATGAGTTTGTTCAAGATAAATGGGATTCATTCGACGAATATGTAGAGAAAGAAGAAAGAGAATGATAGACAAGTCGTTTTATGATGCAATAAAAGACTTAATAAAATAAAGGACATAGAGAATGAGTGCAACTCCAAAACTAATAGATACATTAGAAAAGAAGGTAAAAATTGAATGCTTAATAGCTTTTATACACTCTCGTATCACGGGAGTAATGAATGATGGAACAAATGTAAGCTTAGTGTTTAGTAATAGATATAGTGAAAAAGAAGCAATTAAAAAAGGTAAAGAGATTGAAGACGCTATTAATGAAATTGCAACTATTGACAAAATAAATAAAAAAATAGAAAAGTGTCCAAAAGCCTTAGCAAATATGTATTATTTTAATTACACTAAATTAATAAATAGATTAGATAAATTAATTGCTAAAGATGAGGGATTAATCGAGGGATTAATTGGACTTCACTTATTATATTTAGCAACCCAGAATGGAATGTTAAATTATGGTGATGAAGAAACTATCCAATATTATAAAGATTCTATTGATTTATATGAAAATGATAATTATACAAGTGATGAAACGATTAATCAAACTGTTAAAAAGATGCGTGAAGTTGCTTATGATATATTTGATTTTTACTGGAAAAAAAAGGGGAATAAATGAAATGCTTCAAATGTGATAGTTGCGTAGAAAATAAGCAAAAGGGTTTAATGTGTTTTAATCCAAATAGTGATTATTTTAACGAAAGATTAAAAGATATAGAAATAGATGAGTGTAAATACTTTACAGACATTTGCTATGTAAATCCAAAAGATGAAGATGAAAAAGGTTTGTTTGATGAAGTACTACATTAGTGAAGATGATAAAAAATTAAGAGCTGAAAAACTTGCTAAGTTCCTGATTGGATTTAAATATAAATTGAATAATCCTAACTTTAGAACTAATCACAATTTGAATAAATGGAAGTATATTAAAAATACAACCAATAAAACATTATCATTTTTAGGATATAAATTAAATCTTGAAACCAAAGAGTTAAGAGAGCTTATTCCTATGAAAATAAAAGTTATTGATTCAGACAAAGAAGCTTTAACTAAAGCTATGGAATATTTAGAAATGGCTAGAAGAAAATGTAAAAATGCAAAAGATGAAATGTTAAAAGCAAAAGAAGATTATAAGAATAAATTAAATGATTATGAGAAAAAAAGGCTAAAAAATGCGTAGATTATCAACTGAAGATACATACTTTTATTTTAAAAAAAGATACATAAGCGAAAGGGTAATGTTGGTAAGTTTTGCAGTAACTAGAAATCAGGACAAAGAAAAACAATTTAAAAATAAAAAATATTTAGTTCAATCTGTTTTTGGTTATTTTGATTATCAAGATGTAATGGAAATGTTAAGATATGAAGAAGAAGTTAATAATACAATTGTATATGCTCAACAGTTAGTCATAGACCTTGAAGCTTTAATTATTGAATCAGGTGCTAAAGGTAAATTAGGCAAATTGGCAAAACTTGTAGGAATTCCGGCTCAAATGTTAAGTACATTAAATATTTCTTACAACACAGCTTTAAAGATAATTAATAACATTGAAACTAAGCTAAATAATATTAGTCAGGAAGCAATACAAGATTTAAAAGTTAATTATCAGAAACTAAGTGCATAAAAAAAAGGAAGTTACAAGATTCTAAATCTTAGATAACTTCCTTTTTTTAAAAGAGTAAAAATTCAAGAGAATGAGTTTAGACATATACCAGAAGGTACATTACTATTATATTACTTTATTCTTAAATTAAGATAAAAATAATTCTTTCTCTTTTTGCCTTCTTAAAACTAATCCATTTAAAATTTTTCCATTAGCTTGATTCCATCTTCCAAATTCTTGTGAGCAACCTTCATAATCAGATAAATTTAGCTTCTTTAAAAGCGTACTCCAATTAAAATTTTTATTACCTATGTTATAAGCAAATGATACTAAAGCATCGAATTGGTTTTGATTCAAAGGAACTTTTACAACTTTGTTAATATTTTCGCTAAATGTTTTATTAGCTATGAATTCTAATAATTCCGTTGCTCTTTCTTCTGTAATTTGCTTGTCTTTTAAAGTTACTTTTGTTCTATCTTCATAGTATGTTGAACCGAAACCAATAGTAGGTATTTTAGCTGGACACAAATATGGAGTTGAAGAAAATCCCTCAAATTGTTTAATTAGGTTTAATCCGTTTTCACTTATTTTCATTATTTATCCAATAATTTAACAGCGTCTTTAAATACATCTGCACTTGTTGGATTAGCTTTAGACTTAGCAACTCCATCAATCATAACTTTAGCTATATCACTTGTGATACCATCTTTATTGTGTTCCAAAAGCTTATTAATTCCTATTGCAATTAAAGTTTTTGTTGTATCGCTTGTAATTATTTTTAATAACAAATTTAATAATATTGTTCCCATTTTAATAATCCTTTTTATTCGATTTAATATCTTGTAGTATAGATATAATTTGTTCCGATTGCTTTTCCACCTTCGAAACCTCACTTTTAATCGTATTTGTTGTAGTTTCGATAAGTTGTAATCTTAGGTCTAATTCTTTTCTAGTAATAAATTCATCTGTAACCTCTTTTAAAGTTACTTTTTTATCAAGTGCTTTCTCAAAATTAGTTAAGTCTTTTTTGGCTTCATCAAATTTACAAAAACAAACATCAATCTTTTTATCTAACTTTTGATATTCGTCTTTAGCTTCATCATCTCTTTTTTTAAATGACTCTTTTAATTCTTGATGCATTGTTTTAAATGTTTCATCGTGCTGTGATACTTTTTGCTTTACAATTATAAAAGCTGAAACTATTGTTATTATTCCCATTACTATCTGAATTATTATGCCTAAATCCACTTAACTAACCTTTTTTATTTTATTATAACAAAAATAAATCATCTTTATTTTTCATAACACCATAATTAAAATATTTTTTACCAAATATTCTAACTGCTTTGTAATAAGTAAATGCCCATAAATGATAATAAGGTTTTTTGATTAAAGGCTGTGTTTTAATATCATCTAACATAATTCGATAAAAATCATCATCGGAAATTAACCTATCATGTTCAACACCACCTCTCCAATAATAGAAGTCGTGTTGATTACAAGATGCTTTAAAAATGAAGTCAGGAGGTTTTATCCAACCTCCCTTGTTACCACACCCATTGCAAATAGCTTTCTTTTGTCTATCGGTTAGTTGTAAATACTTAATCATCTTAAATTTTAGTATTGTTTAAGATTTCAACTTTTCTATCTTCAGTTAAAACATCAAGTGTAACTAAATAATCTAAAGCATCTTGAGTAGATTTTAAGCCTAAATCAACAGTAGTCAATCTAGAATCATCTAATATTTCAAACCAATCTTTAATTATTTCATCTGATTGTTTTAATGGATTAATAGCTAACCTCTCACTAACTGTAAATAGCATTTTAAACTCAATTGGTGAGATTTTTGCATACTCAACTGCTGGAGTTATAGGTTCATCAATAATAGGATTAATCCAAACACCTTTAACTAATTCAGCACCAACTAAAACATCATCATCTATTTCTGTATCGAAATTCTTAGCAATGTCGGGGTGGTATAACTCCGACGGGTTGCCTTTGCAAATTTCTCTTACTCTGTTATTTTCTATCCAAGCTTTCATATTTTGCTCCTTACCATTCCACGACTACTAAGCCGTTTCCACCTTTACCAGTAATAACAGCACTATTAGTAGCACCACCACCACCACCGATTCCACCAGCACCAGTGCTACCACCAGTACCACCACCAGCACCACCACCACCACCACCGATTCCACCGTCAGCACCAGAAGCAGTACCAATAGTACCACCACCACCACCAGCACCGTGTCCACCAGCACCACCAGTAGTAGCAGTAGTAAGACTACCGCCACCACCACCACCTGTAAATGAATCGAATGGAAATCTTATTGTTGCATTAATTGGGTTTTTTGCACCAGCTACATTAGCACCAACGACTGCTCCAATAATATCTGGAGCAGGAGAAGTATTTGTTCCATTACCAAACGCAGAACCACCACCACCAGCCCCACCATTACCGCCACAGCCACCACCACCACCACCGATAGAGTCTCCACCATTACCAAGTTGTGAACCAGCACCGCCACCTCCACCAGTATCACTACCACCAGCACCACCTTTAGATTGAAAATCTCCACCAATTCCCTGCCCACCGATGGTAGCAGCACCACCAACACTACCACCAGTACCACCAGTAGCTGATATTAATAATCCAAATGAACTAGTACCACCTGCCGTAGCTGGGTTACCAGCAGTTCCACCAGCACCTACGGTTACTGTGTAAGAAGTTCCAGCTATCACATTAAATATACCGTGTGCATATCCACCACCAGCCCCACCATACCCAGCACCAGAAGTAGTTTTTCCGCCACCACCAGCACCAACAACTCTAACCCTTATTGATGTTACACCAGTAGGAACAACAAAAGTTCCGCTTTGTTGGAATATTCTCCATAAACCATTTTGAAATTCACCCATATAACCAGCACCCACAACTTTTGTTCCAGTTGTAGTTGGTACATTAAATGTGTTTGTTGTTATTGCATCTTTTTCTAAATATCTACCCATTTTTTATTCCTCTATCCCGTATAATCTAAAAGCTACATTTGCAGTATTTGAATAAACTACTAATTTTTCATTTTCACCCATAGCGATTGAACTTCTTTCTAAAACGCCATTTGCAATTAATGCAATATCATATTCAATATATTCATCTATTGTAGGCGTATCTGTTGCACTTATTGCAACCCTAATTTTAGCAATAGTATTACTATTAGTATTGCAAATACTTAAAATACATACAGCACTTGTACCAGCCGGTACTGTGTATAAAGTTGTATTTGTTGTTGCACTTGGAGAAACTGAACCTAATTTCTTTGTTGCCATTTTTAAAATCCTCCATAAAAAAATAATTTACCAGTTAAGGCAGTTTGAGTTGGTATTAAATTAATAACATCATCTAACTGCTTTTTATTAATTGCATCATTGACACCAACTGCATCGGCTACCCTAAAAACCTCTAAAGTGCTACCATTTAATAAAGCATAATCAATTAAAGGATTTTTCCAATTAGTTGTATCTGTTGTAGGGTCGTTACCCTCGTTTGGTGTTATTGTCGTACCAGTTAAAGCTTTATATATTTTTCCATCGCTTCCAACCGCCCAGCTGTTGATTTTGTACTTTTGATTCTCATTCCATTCCGCCACACCTTGCTGATATAAATAAGATATTAATGCACCCAAAGTATAACCCATTGCATTAAAGTCTTGTTTAGTTGGATTGTCATTTAAACCGACGATTTCCCAGCCTAAGACAAAATCTGAATTCAGGTTATCATCAATATTATCACTTTGAAGCATATCACCAAAAACAGAACGATTAGTTCCAGTTGCATCACTTGCAAAAGGCACAACATTTCCATTAAATCTATTTATCATTTTTATCCTCCTTTACATAATTTTACTGGCAAAATAAGTCTTATCATCTATTCCATTGAATTTGTCACCAAATCCCGTGTTATGAACATAGAATCCAAAAGTACCTCTTTTGTCAAATAAACCCTCATAATAATATCTAACTCCTTGAGGTGTAGGTATTAAATTTAAGTCTTTTAAGTATTGTATCAAATTTAAATCTGTGTGAATATCTAACCATATTTTCATTGACATATTATAGTTATCTGTTACATAAGCACCGTTGTTAAATAGAAAATCTAAAGCATCTTGAATTGATAATTTATTATCATCACCCATTGTTGCTTTAGCGTAATTTCTGATTATTTTAGCTCTAATTAAAAACCTATAAGTATCATCATCTGGAACTCCAAAAGATGGAATATATCTTTCAATACCTACTATCTTGCCTAATATATCCAACTGTTTACCAACTGCAAAATCTAAATTAAAAGCCAAATCAAATAAGTTGGCTGTATCATATACCAATTCAAACTCTTCTGTATATGCTGTAATAGTAGCCACCGCATTAGACTTGCTACCATATTGGATAATTAAATTTGATACATTTCCATCGACATAATCACTCATTTTATACCTCTGTAATTAATATATTATCTTCAGTTATTACAAACATTTCATCAAAATAATTAGTAGCCGTGTTATCAAATAATATACCATCTTTACTTATTTCTAAATCTGAAGCTATGAAAGTATTTCCCGCACTATAAACAAAAGAATACAACTCTGTTGCTGTTGCTTTTTCATTAATAGAATAAAGTTTTTCAACCAATTTATTTTTAATTTCTTGAATATTTATGATACTTGTTGGTGATCTTTTTGTAACAGTAAGTCTAACTGTTAATGGAATTCTAGTAGGTCGGTCAAATTTTACTTCGTGAGATATAAACCTTGACACTCCATCACCTCTTAAATAAGTTTCAACATAAGTATTTTCAACTATACCTTTAAGACCTGTTCCTATTGTTTTATCAAGTGCTATAATTCTTGATATTTCATCAACTGCTCCACCATCAACAATTACCCAAAGTGAGTGAGCTTCCATATCTTTTATTGGGTCATACTCATCTGTAAAGTTTTCATAAACAACAACATCTAGTACAGTATCCAAAGAGAATAATTTACTACTAAGTCCTGCAACTGTTGAAATAGAATTAATCGCTAATAGATTATTTCTTCTCTTTCTTAGTAGTACATCACTCTCTTCATCTCTTCCTATTAATGCAGCTATTGCATTATTTACACTTGTAATTTCAGGAAATACAGTTACAACATCATTGATTGTATTTGCACTCGCTTCAATAGCACCAAAATTTACAGCGTTAAATGAAACTATATGAGTTCCAGCTGTTAATGTAGTTTCTGAATTAATAATCCATTCATTTTTATTTTCGTCTATGATTGTGTAATCAACTGGAAGCGTTACATTTGCATTTGCTACTATTGTTATATCTACTATTGATTTAGTTGATGCTCTTCTTGTTTGAGCTATTAATTTCATTATTTTATTTATTTCTACACCTTGAGCCAAATCAGGGTCAAATGAATTATAAATATGTAAAATTAAAGTTTGTAAATCATAGATTTCATTTGTAACTATTCCTAATAATTGCCCATCTGGACTGTTTTGTTCAAGGTTAATATCTTGCCCATATATTAGTTTGAATTTATCGGCTAAACGATTATAAATCGTACTAAATTCATCAATCAATAAACCATTTTCATTAATTGTCATATTTCAACTCCTAGTTTTAAGGCTTCACTAAAAATAGTATTTACAACTATTTCTATACTAGCACTTCTATTGGTTGATTTTACTATATCTATTGATACAACATTAACAATTCCTTCACTATTTAAGCAAACTCTTTCTACTTCATTTATAATAGTTTCTTCATTGTTTTTTTGCCCTAAAATTGCAAACCAATCTATGTTTTGATTTTGGTCAAGAAACCAATCATTTTTAAAACTCATCAATCTTGTTTTACAATTTAGTAATATAGCTTCATCTGAAGTGGCATAGTTAGATATACCTCTTCCAAAGCTCCAGTCGTTGTCTTTTAATCTTCTAAATTTCATTGAGGCACTCCCGTATTTACACCGCCACCTAAATCATTACCATTATTTTGTAGGTGAGTATGACTTTTAAGTGATATTCCATCGGCTGTTACATCACCGCCTGAAACAGTTATATTCCCACTAACTGTTATATTACCTACTATATGATAATCCCCCGTTTGTGTTTTATTTCCCGTTAAATCATAGTCACCTGTTTGTGTTCTTTTCCCTAAATGTACATAATCCCCAGTTTGATGACAATCCCCCATCATCTTAATAACAGTAGGAATATCCAATTCACCTTGCATATTCTTTAATCCAACCAAAGCAATACAATCACTATAATCGTGTATTCTAGCTTCTAAAGGTGGCTTAAAATCGTTACCACTATACCACTCATCAAAACATCTTTCAACTACAAATAAAACAGCATAATCCCCAACAGCTAAAGGCATTTGAATAGATGAGCTTCCACCTAAAAAGTTAATAATAGGAACTTCAATAAACACTGGTAAATCTACTGTTTTATCATTTACCAGCCTACTAATAACTGGTTTACAATCTATTGTCTTTTGGTTTACTTTTGTAATTTTAGCTATTAATGTTGTATGTGTATCAACTAAAGAACCTCTAATACTATTTAAAATCGTGCTTTCTAATGTTGGTTTAGAATTTTCGTTGTAATTCATTATTGTTTATTCTCCTTATTCGCTTTCTCATTTTCAGATAAAAGTAATTTAGTTTCATTCAATCTAACACAGATAACTTCTTGACTCCAATCAGTACCGCTTGAATCCCCTCGATAAGTTATAGTCAATACTTTATATGTTCCATTTAGATTTTCAGCGTAAATTGATTCTAGCTTAACTTGACACCCTATTCTAATCGTTGGATTTAAAAGAGTATTAAATGTTACTTCATACTTCTTTTTTGTTGGCGTATTTAATAATCCCGTTGAAGCATTTACAAGTGGAATTATATCGCTTACAACTTCATTTTGTTTTATAATATAAAGTTTACCCTCATCAATATAATAAGTTTCATCATCTTTTAAATTATTCTCAACCAACTTTAAACTATTTCCAACTAAAACTTTTGCACGATTTACAACTGGTCTGTCTGATATTCTAGCTCTTGTAGTATTTGGCATATCCTTTAAAATTACATTTATTGCATCACCTTTTTTTACTGTTGTAGATGTGTAGCTACCTTGAGCATCTACTAATCCATCCATCGAAACCGCCGTTGTAACAATGTCTGCACCACTTTTTTCACTAAAACACTCAAGTATAAATCCCTTAAATAATGTTTCAATTTTATTATAACCAGCTTTTAATAAAAATTCTAATTTTGTTTTAGTGTCTGTATCATCTTTTACTAGCTTCTTTCTTTTATCTTTAGACAAGTTATAGATTCTTACTCTACAACTATTTAAGCCTGCGTCCACGCTCTTTACAGAATCAAACTGAATACGAATAGGTGGTCTTATAATAATAGCTTCTCCAGTATTTGTTTTAATAATGAGTTCATAATCTCTCATAAATCTATCATTATTCATTGTAAACCTTTATCTAATTTTAATCTTATTATACTATAATTACTGTGTTATTTGTTTAGTTGGTGGATACAATCCCTCAGCTATCCATCAACTAAATTAATAAGCTGAGGGGCTTCAAATG